GGTCGGAGCGGCCGAGGTTCTGCCCGAGGGGATCCTTCCGCCACGACCGGTTCGGGGTCTGGTTCGGGACGTACACGACCGCGAGACCCGGCGAGCCGGTGCTGATCGTGCCCTCACTGTTCAGGTCGGTGTACACGGCGAGGGGGGCCGTCTCGGGTCGGGAGGAGAGCGGGATGCGGATGCCGAGGGTCGTGTCGTCGCCGACGTACAGGCCGTGGAGGATCACGCCGACGCCCGTCGAGGTGAGCTCGTGGCGTTCGAGGTGTCGCCACACCTGCTTGCCGTCGCGGGCGACGACCGCCCAGAACGTGACCGCGGTGAGCACACCGAACCGGAACTCGGGGATCGCTTCGTCCGCGTCCTTCACGGTCGTGAACGGGGCATCCGGGTTCAGAGTGTCGTCCCACGTGACCCGCAGGTACACGCCGCCGAGCGCCGCGGACATCTCCGCGGCCTCCGCGATCGACGCGTGGAACCCGTCGTCCAGGAGTTCACCGAGCCGCGCCTGCGCCGCCTCGTCCGCGTGGGTGACGGTGACCGGGTCGGAGAACAGCAGGTCCGCGGACGCCTGGCATATCTCCGCCGCGATCGGGACCGGCAGTTTCGTGTTCAACTGCGTGCCGACGGCGGGCTGCGCGATGAACCAGCGGATCGGGCCGAGGGAGTGGACCTTCATCCCGCCCGTGTCGGACGCGAAGAACCCGGTCCGGTCGGGCATGAGGCCGCCGCCGTACACCGCCTGCAGACGGGCGAGATCGTTCGCCCACCATGCGCCCCACCGGGCCATCGCGGGGAGCAGGTTGTCGAGGACCTTCGGCGGCCACTGGGCGGTGGTGGAGGACGCGGGAAGCGGCATCGGTGACCTCCCGTCGCGGGTTAGAACGTGTGCGGTCGCGGGCCGACCTCGTCGCGCCATTCGTGTTCGGTGGATGCGACGACGTACCGGAACGCGTCGAGGGAGTCGTCGCCGACCTTGATCGGTTCGTCGAGGCCCTTCTCCGTGGCCTTCGGGTCATACCGGTAGTCGGGCATTTCCTTGATGACGCCCGTGCAGCGGTCGGTGACCTTCATGAGCCCGCGGGCGAGGAGCGACGCGATGAGGCCGATGCCGTACGCGACCGCGTTGTCGGCGGCGATCGTGTCGACGCCTTCCGACTCGCGCAGCTCCTGCCGGAACGGTGCAGCGGCGGGGTCCGCGAAGATCAGTTCCGGCCGCAGGTGACCTTCGGGGAGGTGGTTCGCCTTCAGCCATACGGCGATCGCTTTCGCCTGCTGGCTGGGGGACTGGCGTTGCGTCTGCGCGTCCGCTTCGATCCGCAGCTCGTCGATGAGGTACAGCTTCCGGTCGTAACCGAGCCCGAGGAGCACGACCGATGTCGCGTGCTGGGTGCCGAAGTCCATGCCGACGCCGAGGAGCCGGTACATGGGCGGGAGTTGGTCCCATGGGATCACGTGCGCGGCGGGGTCCCAGCCGTCGTAGACCGCGCCTTCCGCGTTCGTCCACAGGCCGCGGATGAACCGGTCGAAGAACAGCTTCGACTTCCGGAACGACGCTTCCATCTCGGCGATGTACGACGGGCCCGGGTCGCCGCCCTCGAAGTAGAGCGGGTTGTCGTGCATCGTGAAGTGGAACACGATCATGTTCTGCGCGTCCGCGTCGAGGATGTACTTCACGCGCAGCCAATGCTGACTGGATCCGGGGTTCGTGGTCGCGAGGAGGCGGGCGCCGGCGACACGCAGACGGGTCAGCAGCATCGCCCAGAACGCCTCCGGGACCAGCGTCGCCTCGTCGACGTACGCGAGCTCGATCGTCGACCCGCGGATCTTCTCCTCAGAGCGCGCATCGTTCGCGCCCACGAGATGCACGACCCGGCCGAGGATGATCGCCGTGTTCGACCCCGTGGTGTGCGTGACCTGCTTCGCGAGACGCCCGAACAGTTCCGGCTTCTGCATCTCGCCGATGACGTTGCGTTCGATCGTCTGCAACGTCTTTCCGACGATGACGATCAGGCCGCGACCCTTGGTGTGCCGGATCGCGATGAACAGGGCGAGCAGAGACACCATGGTCTTGCCCGCCGACACCGCACCGACCCACAGCGCGATCTTCCGCCGTGACGCGCGGGCGATGCTCCACCGCTGCTTCCGTGACAGGGCAGGAGGACGAGTCACTGCCCGAACTCCGCATCATCGGCGGCTTCGAACTCACCGTCGAACTCCGCCTCGATGCGGTCTAGCACCGACTCCGCGAGCGCTGTTCCCTCGGGCGTCATCTCGAGTGTGCGGGTCGCGACCGCGTGCGCATCCTTCGCGATCGTCACCGCCGTGCGTGTGACGTCGATCGGCGGAGTGTCGAGCAGATGCTCCTCGTACGTGTTGTCCTTGCCGCCGAAGCTGTACACCAGGTACGGGCCATCGAGCACGTCCAGTGCCTCGTGCGCGACGAGAAGCACCTTCCGGGTCAACTCGGTGCGTGACGCCGCGATGTCGATCGTGCGAGCGCGGACCGCGACCGCCGTCTCATCGCGGGAGAAGTCGAGTCCCTCTCGCTTCGCCCACCGGCTGATCGTTGCCGCACCGACGCCAAGCTCCCGGGCGATCGCGTTGCAGCCCATTCCCTGGTCGTAGAGCTCACGCGCGCGTTTGCCGCTCTGGAATGTTTCGCGCTGAGCCATGGTGGTTCACCTCTTCGGTGGCGCCAGGCCACGTTCAGGGTTGGCGCGTGATGCGCGGTCAGCTGTGGAAGCCGATTCGGGGGCTTGTGTCTTGGTCCCAGGCTCGTTCGACGTACGCGCCGCCGACGATCTGCTGCGAGGGTTCCTCTGCGGGTTGGGTCACACATCTGTGCGCGGTTCGCCACGCGATGACGTCGCGGCGGCGTGCGCGGATCGCTGCGCCGCATCCACACCACTCGCGCATGACGGTGTCCCTCCGCTGACCGGGAACGACGAAGCCCCGGTGTGCCTGTGATCAGGGCCGGGGCTGAGTGTGTTCGGTGGGCGTAGTTCGCCACCATCTCGGTCAGATTGCAGCCAGTGCGGCTTAGTGTCAAGTAGGCGGGCGGCGTGTCACGCGTGCGGGGGTCGGGGTTTCCGGCGTCGGCCGTTCTGGCGGACGCTCTCGACGCGGAGGACGTCGTCGAGGTTCACGAGGGCTGGTTCGTTGGAGCGCTTGAACGTGCGGACGCCTTCGGAGCGGATCCACTCGTAGATGGTGCGGGTGCTGCGGTTCACGGTGCCGGCTGCCTGCTCGATCGGGACGTAGCCGGGGGGTGCGACCTCGTAGTACTCGACCATCTGTCCTCCTCCTTTGCTATACCAAAGTATAGCGGGTGTTGCTCTACCCAGGTAGAGTTCTCCGTGTGGCCGTGGAAGACGATCTGGCAGCCGCGCAGTCCAAGCTCGATGAGCTAGAGCAGCGCACGAAACAGCAGCGCCAGTACCGCAACCACGTCCTGCGTCAGGCGCTCGGATCCGGGGTGACCTGGGTGCGCGCTGGCGAGATCACGGGACTCTCGCCGCGCGGCATCCAGATCTCCCTGAAGACGTCGGACTAGCCCGCGGCCTCGGTGACCGTCACCCACTCCTTCGGCTGGGAACTCATCGGGTCTCCTCTGTGGGTGACGGATCGGTCGGTTCGAGCGTCTCGCCGCAGATGCACTCGTGCACACCGGCATGCGATGCCGACAGGTCGCACTGGTGAGACCGGCCTACCGGCACGTACGTGTGCCAGCGGGCGTCACAGTGCTCGGAGGCGTACGGATACGGACGCATGGTGAGCACCCGCATCACCGCGTCGGCGTACATGCCCGCGACGCCCTGCGGGATGACTTGGAGCAGTCGCCCCGCGCTGTCTTGTGCCGTGATGATGGCGGTCTTGATCTGTTCGCGTAGCGTCTGGTCGCGTTCGCTCGGCTCACTCATCCGGACCACCACCCGTGTGGTCGGGTGACGGATCGGTCGGTTGAGGATCGTCCCAGGATGTGCCGCCGAACGACTCATGTGAACCGTCGTGCCCGTGGGGTAGTGCGCACGTATGCACGCTTGCCCACCCTTCGCCGATCAGAGTCATCCAGCACGCTCGTTCACCTTCCGCCGCGACGCGGCGTCCGCCAGCGGTGTGCTGGTCGTCCGCTTCGAGGTAATGCTCGTCATCAGGCATCTCGGTCCCCGTTCGTGTGGTCAGGTGCCCAGCGGTAAGCGAGGCCGTAGCCGCTGAATAGGGCACCGCAGTGGCACCGCTTGCCACCGCCAGCCAGACTCCACAGGAACGCCGTCACCTCGCCTCGGCAGAACGGGCAGTGGATCGTCACGGACGAGCGGCCCATCGCCTCACGGCGGTTGCTCGTCTCAAATCGCTCGCTCTCGACGTTCGGTAGCGACGTGTCGGCGAATCGCAGCGGCTTAGGCATCGCGATCACCATCCGCCTGGACTGAAAATTGGCCGGACGAAATGTCAGTTTCGAGCCGGTTTCTAACATTTGGCGACGGATCGGTCGAACCGGACATCGGCTCGCTAACGCTGATCAGGGTCCAGCCGTGCGACCAGAACTTGCGAAAGCCGTCGTACTTCGCCTCGAATGCCGCCCGCACCTTCTCGGTGACGCCGGTCTTGGTCGGCGCTAGAACGCTCATCGGAGTGCGCTTCACGATCTTGTCGCCGTAGGTGTTGTACTCCAGCACTTCGATCTCCCAACGGAACATCACTCAGCACCACCAATCTCGTGGACCGGAACAGGGTTTAGTGGCACGTACGTGCCCGCCAGGTCGGTCGTCATGAGCGTCTCCGCTGCACGCGCCCCGTACGCGACGAGGCACGACGGTGCGCCACTGTTCGCCGCGGCGCGTTCACCGTCGGGCCGGTGGAAGTAGAGCCGCCCGTGAAGGAACAGCACACCTGTCGCCTTCTCCCACACCTGTGCGACGAAGCCCGCCGTCTCCGTGCGTGCGAAGATGAGCGCAATGCCGTTGCCGTGTGCCGCCATGCGCGCAAGGAACTTTTCAGCGTGGGGCCCATACGGCGGGTTGCACCAGACCCGGCCCACCCAGTCGCGCGCCAGCCCATCGTCTTCAATGGTGAACTGGGTAGCAGCAGTGCGCCAAGGCTGGTACTGGCTTGCGCATGGGTCCATGTCGAACGGTCCAAGCGCCTGCAGCAACTCGGGAGGCGTCAGCCAGTCGTGGGTCGTGGCTGTCGCGCCGTCGCCGCCTGTTTCAAAGTTGACGTTCACGCCACCACCTCCAGATCCAGCGCCATCTGGGAATCATCCCGGCCACGGCGCGCGGCAGTAGATGCGGACAGGCGAAGCAGTTTGTTGCGGCCTTTGGCTGCGATTTG